CCAGAACGTCCCTCCCCGACACGGTCCAAACCACTCCGAACCAGTCCGTTTCAATCGGGAAATAGTCCAGAGTGATGGCAGAACAAACCAAAAAGAAAAAAGTCTTACGAGGGGCAACTGAACCAAGGCTTCATAGCCCTTACCTCAAAGGTAAATCCCTGGTAAAAGATGTCGAAGAAATTGCTGAGATGCTTGGTCAACCGCTTTTGCCTTGGCAGAAGTTCATTGCAAAAGATATGTTGGCTGTTGATAGCAAAGGCAACTTCATTCGTAAGTCAAACCTGTTGTTAATCGCAAGACAATCAGGAAAGAGCCATTTTGCGCGTATGCTCTGTTTGGCACACCTGTTTAAGTGGCCTTCTAAGAACATCCTAATAATGTCCTCTAATAGAAGCATGGCATTGACCTCATTTCGAGAGATTGCATATATCATCGAAGGCAATCCGACTATGAAGGCAATGGTCAAGCAAATTAGGTATGCAAATGGAACAGAGTCGATTGAATTACTAGATGGCACACGTTTAGACGTCGTGGCAGCAACACGCGACGGTAGCCGCGGCAGAACTGCCGATTATTTATGGATTGACGAATTACGCGAAATCTCAGAAGAAGCATTTCAAGCAGCAACGCCTGTTACACGCGCACGCGCTAACGCACAGGCACTTTATACAACAAACGCAGGTGATGCTTTTAGCACAGTGCTTAATTCCATTGTTGAAAGAGCGCGTTCTTATCCGCCTAAGTCTTTAGGCTATTACGAATACAGCGCACCTCAGTATTGCAAGATAGATGACCGCGAAGCATGGGCAATGGCAAACCCTGCACTTGGATATACAGTTACAGAAGAGGCAATTGAAGAAAGTATCGCAACATCTAGCGTTGAAACAACCAGGACTGAAACCCTTTGCCAATGGGTTGACTCATTGCAGTCACCTTGGCCGCTTGGAGTTATTGAAGAAACATCAAATAGTGATTTAATAATGTCACCTGGACCAATTACAATCTTTGCCTTTGACGTGAGTCCATCAAGACGCAATGCAAGCATTATTGCAGGCCAGATTCTTCCCTCTGGCAAAATAGGGTTTGGTTTAATGCAGACATGGGAGAACTCTGTTGCTGTTGACGATTTGAAGATAGCGGCTGACATAAAAGCGCTCTGTGACCAGTGGAAACCGCGTGCAGTCATGTACGACAAGTACACAACGCAGTCAATTGCAGACCGCCTCTCTAATTCAGGCGTTATGGTCGAAGATTGCTCTGGTCAGCGCTTCTATCAGGCGTGTGGGGAACTCCTAGACGGATTTGTGAACTCTAGGGTTGAACATCAAGGGCAACAGGAGTTAGTGCAGATGTTTAACAACTGTGCAGCCAAGACAAATGATACTGCCTGGAGAATTGTAAGACGTAAAAGCGCTGGAGATGTTTCTGGAGCAATTGCAACTGCAATGGTGGTCCACAAACTATCAATGCCAGTTTCACGACCTCAAATTGTTGCCTAGACACAACGACACGAAATTGTCAAATGTTAGACATAATGTGGTACACTGTCTAAATGGGTATTTTCTCGCGTTTTAATACGCAAGCACCACAAAAGCAAGAATCTTCAATTCTCGCGCAATATGCGCCGCAATTAATGTCTGAGAATTACAATCTTTACAATTATGGTGTTCTTGGTATCCGTCGCGAAGAAGCAATGTCTATTGCGTCGCTTGCAAGATGCCGTAATTTAATTGCAGGCACTATTGCTTCAATTCCTTTAGAGTTGTACCGCAAATCAACAGGCGAAGAACTAGGTTCACCAGTTTGGTTAGAACAACCATCTAAGTCACAGCCACGTTCAGTAACTATTGCTTGGACTGTTGACTCATTGCTATTTTATGGGGTTGCATATTGGAAAGTTACAGAATTATATGCAGATGACCAACGTCCTGCTCGTTTTGAATGGGTTGCTAATACTCGCGTAACATTTGATTTAAATATCGAAAACGAATATGTAACTCAATACTATGTTGACGGTTATGCAGTACCAATGGAAGGTCTTGGAAGTTTAGTTACATTCCAAGCATTTGACGAAGGTGTACTTGCACGCGGTAAAGAACTTATTCGTGCAGCAGCAGACTTAAATAAGGCTGCATCAATTGCTGCGGCAACTCCAATGCCATCTGGTGTATTAAAAAACAACGGTGCTGACCTAGACCCTAAAGAAGTCCAGGGATTATTAGCAGCGTGGAAGTCTGCACGTAATAACCGTGCAACCGCTTATCTTACATCTACTTTAGAATATCAAGCAACATCTTTCTCGCCTAAAGAAATGATGTACGACGAAAGCAAGCAATTCTTTGCTACGGAAATTGCCAGAATGATGAACGTACCTGCTATCTATGTTTCAGCAGATATGAACTCCAGTTATACATATACAAACGTTCTTGATTCACGCAAAGACTTTGTTGCTTATTCTTTGCAGCCATTTATTAGCGCAATTGAGGACCGTTTGTCAATGGATGACATTACAGCGCACGGCAACGAAGTTCGCTTTGATTTAGACAAACAATTCTTACGTCAAGACCCTTTGCAGGAACTTCTCGTAATTGAAAAACTTCTTTCCTTAGGCCTTATTACTTTAGAACAGGCAATGGAAATGACAGACCAAACACCTAATGGAAACGGCGGTATGTAATTTGAAAATTACATTTGACGCGTCATTCGCACAGGATATTCAAGCCTCTAGCGATACACGCATGATTTCAGGAAAGATTGTTCCGCTAGGTGCGGAAACAGGTTCTACCTCAGCAGGAAAAGTTATTTTTGAGCGCGGTTCTATACAGATTCCAGAACCAAAGACAGTTAAATTGCTTTCACAGCATGATGTCAAGGCCCCGCTAGGCCGCGCTCAGTCTTTTACAGAAACAGAAGATGCAATCTTTGCATCATTTAAAATCAGCAATTCATCACGCGGTACAGATGCACTTATCCTTGCAAGCGAAGGATTACAGGCAGGATTATCTGTTGGCGTAGAAGTTGACAAGTCATTTAACAAGAACGGCGTCATCCATGTAACAGCCGCAAAACTCATGGAAGTAAGTTTAGTAACAGAGCCAGCATTTAAGTCTGCTCAGGTTACTGATATTGCAGCAGAAGAAACAGAAGTTTCTGAAGTTGTAGAACAAACCCAACCAACAGAAAGCGAGGCCGTCGTGGAGATTACTCCAGCAGAGGCAACAACTCCTGAGGTCGAAACCCCTGCGGTAGAGGCCTCACGTCCAACAGTTAGCGTTACAAACGTACGCGAACGTGTTGCACCAATTACATCAGCACAATACCTAGAGGCAAACATCAAGGCAGCACTTGGTGATGATGAATCACGTCGCGTAATTCGCGCAGCAGATGATTCGACTTCAACCAACACTGGTTTGACGCTCCCAGGACATCTACAAACTTTCCTTACTGACACATTTACTGGCCGTCCAGCATTTGAAGCAGTAACACGCGCACCACTAGTTGAAAGTGGAATGTCATTCACAGTTCCACGTCTTTACACAAATGCTTCAACAGCAAACGTTGCACCAACAGTTGCAGATACAAACGAAGGTGCAGCACCATCAGAAACTGGGATGACTTCATCTTATGACACAGTAAATGTGGAGAAGTTCAGTGGATTACAACGCATCAGTTTTGAGTTGGCAGATAGGTCATCTCCTGCGTTCATGGAACTTATGATGGCTGAGTTACGTAAAGCCTACGAAAAGGCAACAGATGCAGCACTTATTGCAGCATTTACTGCTAACGGAACACAGGCAACAGGTGTTGCTGCAACAGCAGCAGGACTTCAATCGTTTATTTCAGTAGAAGGTGCAGCAGCATACAAGGGAACTGGCGGAGATTTCGCTAACAAACTCGTTGCAAGCACAGACCAATGGGCAGCAATTGCAGGATATGCTGACACAACAGGTCGCGCACTTTACTCAGCACAAGGCGCAACATACAACGCATCAGGTAACGCAGTAGCAACTTCTGTTGTTGGTGGCGTACTTGGTACAGACCTTATTGTTGACCACAACATCACAACTTCAGGAATCGTTGATGAATCAGCATTTCTAGTTGCACCACGCAGCGTATACGCGTGGGAATCCCCTACGACAAATTTGAGAGTCAATGTGTTGACCTCAGGTGAGATTGAAATAAATCTCTACGGATATTTAGCGCTCTATGTTGCTAAATCAGGTAAGGGTGTTCGTCGCTTCAATTACACAGCACCGTAAGCAAGACCCTAAGTCACTGAAGGCGGGGCGCAGCCCTTGCCCCGCCTTCAGTCTTTAGAAAGGATTAAGAATGTCACTTTGCACAGTTGCAGAACTTCGTTCAGCACTTGGCGTTGGAACTTTATACACTGACGCTACGCTTCAACAAACATGCGATGCTGCTGACGTTGTAATCCTTCCTATGTTATGGAACAACTACACATTTAACATTGCACATAGCAACACAGCAACAACAGGCACACTTTATTTTGATACTCTAGTTGAAAAAGTATTTTATGTAGGTCAGACAGTTGTTATATCAGGCAACGGCTCAAAGCATAATGGTTCTAAGACAATTACAGAAGTCGGCGAATACAGCATAACTTACAACATTACAGGTAACAACAATACACCTGCTCCTTATCATCCAGTCGAGCCATTAGGCCAGGTTGCAGCAGATACCTATGTTGATTACACACTAGATGCAGCCGTGCAAGAAGCGGCCCTTATGATTTCAGTTGACATCTGGCAGGCACGTCAAGTTTCTAATTCAGGCGGCGTATCTCCAGACTTTGCTCCATCGCCTTATCGCATGGGAAATACTTTGCTCGCACGCGTCAGAGGATTGTTAGCCCACGCGATTAGCCCAAGTTCAATGGTTGGATAATGTCAACAGCATTAACAACCCTAAGAACAACTATTGCCAGCGCTTTAGTTGATAACACTAAATGGCAAACTTTTGCGTTTCCGCCTGCCACTGTTTTAGCCAATTCAGTTATCGTTGCGCCAGATGACCCTTACCTAACGCCTAACAACAACCAGCACAATACAATTGCACCAACCGCTAATTTTAAGATTGTCATAACTGTTCCTTTGTTTGATAACGAAGGCAACCTCAATGGAATTGAAACAGCCTTAGTTGGCGTGTTCAATAAACTCGCAGCGTCATCCTTGACGTATAATGTGGGAGCAGTAAGCCAGCCAAGCGTTCTAAACGTGGACTCTGGTTCATTGCTTACTTGCGAGATATCACTGTCCGTACTAACCACCTGGAGTTAATATGTCCGAATGGGAAAAAGAGAACGAGGCCTTCCTGAAGAAAATCGGGCAGGTAACACCAGCAGCACCGAAACCAGCATCTACAAAGAAAGAAGAGGAATAACCTAAATGGCTGTATTTCTAAATAACAAGGTCGGCGTTAAGGTTAATTCCGTTGACCTTTCTGACCATGTAACAAGCGTAATCCTTAACCGCAATTTTGAGGAAATAGCCGTCACAGCAATGGGCGATTCTTCAGTAAAGGCGGTCAAAGGCCTAGAGGCTTCTTCCATTACTATCGACTTTTTGAACGACACAGCAGCAGCAAGCGTTTTGGCAACATTGCAGGCTGCATGGGGAACAACTGTTACTGTTGTTCTACTTCAAGACAAAGGCGCAGCAGTATCAGCAACAAACCCTTTGTACACTATGAGCGTCCTAGTCAATGGAACTCAAGATATCAATGGAGCAGTTGGCGATATTGGAACTCAATCAGTAACTTGGAACTGTAACTCAACTGTTGCAGTAACAACAACAGGCACATTCTAAAAAGAAACTAAGGGGCAAAAATGGCAAAGTTAAGAGTAACAAGGGTAGATGGACAAGTTGGAGAATATCCAATTACTCCATTAGTGCAATATGGTTTTGAGATGTATGCCAAAAAAGGATTTCATAAGGCTATTATCGAGGACCAAAAGCAAAGCGATATCTTTTGGCTATGTTGGGAATCGATTCGCAGGTCTGGTGAGACTGTTCCTATGTTTGGGGAAAAGTTCATTGAAACTTTAGCAAATGTTGAAGTTCTTGATGACGATTCCCCGAACTAGGGCGCGATTCCGTCACCTACCTCATTGCTAAACTTAGCGTGAGGATAGGAGTCGCGCCACAACATTTGTTAGAACTAGATGAAGCAATGCTAAAGAACTTAATAAAAGTTCTTCAGGACGAAGCAAAGGAGATTAGAGATGCCAACAGAAGTCGTGGGCGCTCTCGCACTTCGTAAAGCATTAAGAGATTATGCTCCTGATTTAGCAACTGAACTTCGTCGTGAAGTGGCTGCTGCATTAAAGCCAGTGGTAGCACGCGCACGTGGATTTGTTCCAAGCGATTCAAACATCATGAGTGGATGGCAACGTCGTTCATTTTCTGAAGCAAAGTTCCCTATGTATGATGCAAGTATTATACGCAAGGGAATTAGTTATAAAACAAGTCCTAGCCGCGCTAATAGTCGGGGATTTAGTGCATTAGCAGCGATTGAAAACAAATCTGCTTTAGGTGCAATTATTGAAACCGCAGGACGCAAAAATCCAGGCGGTCAACCTTGGGTTGGACCAGGCAAAAATGTTACACAAAAGCGCTATTCACATTCTGTCAACCCTAGAGCAGGCGAACAGTTTATTAAGAACCTTGGACCAATTTACGGTGAGAAGAAAACATCTGGTATTGGTGATAAGCGCGGTCGCTTGATTTACCGTGCCTGGGACGAAACAAACGGCAAAGTTACTGCTGCATATTTCAAAGCAGTCCAAAACGTAACTGCCAAATTCAATAAGCGCACTTCAATTGTAGATGTAAAGAGGGCAGCATAATGGCCGATGTATCCAAGATAGCGATTCAAATTGCCTCTGAGTTCACAGGTTCTAAGGCTTTCAAACAGGCTGAAACATCTACACAAAAACTTCAACGTCAAGTTACTAATCTTGGACGTTCCCTTGGTTTAGCACTTGGTACTGCTGCCATTGCTAAGTTTGGCAAAGCAGCCGTCAAAGCGTTTGCAGAAGATGATAATGCAGCACGCTCACTTGCAAAAACATTAGAAAATCTTGGTTTAAATACTCGCTATGCAGGAGATGAACTTAATGCTTACATCTCACGTCTTGAACAACAAACAGGGGTTCTCGATGACCAACTTCGTCCTGCAATGGATAGATTGTTACGCGCCACTGGCTCAATTACTAAATCCCAAGAATTATTAGGGCTTGCTTTAGATATTTCAGCAGGTACAGGCAAAGACCTTACTGCTGTTTCTCAGGGCTTACAGAAGGCTTATTTAGGTAATAATGCTTCTCTAGGTCGCTTGGGTGTTGGACTTAGCAAAGCGGAACTTACTAGCAGTTCATTTTTAGATATCCAGACTAAACTTACAACTTTATTTTCTGGTCAGGCTAAAGATGCTGCTGAATCATTTCAGGGTTCTTTGAACAAATTAACTATTGCTAGCAACAACGCTAAAGAAGCAATTGGTAAAGGTTTAGTTGAAGCCTTGGCTATTCTCACAGGCGGCAATGGTAGCGTTGATAATGCAGTTGGAACAGTAGATAAAATTTCTAAAGGCATTGCAGACGGGGCAAAGAACATTGCCTACATGATTAAGCAATTTGAATCATTGAAACCAATTATTCTAACCATTGGTGCAATACTTCTCGTTGCCTTTGCTCCAGTTACAGCAGCCGTTGCAGCCCTGGGTTTTATTCTTGCTAAAGGTGGACAGAATTTAAAGAAGGCCGCTTTCGCTCGCGGTGAATATGCTGGCGGAACAATAAAGCAACCAATGTCCATTGCTGGTCAGACAGAAAACGCGCTTGGCAAAAAGCAACGTCTTGCAATGGAAAAGCAAAATAAGATTCTTGATACAAATAACAAACTTAAAACAATTGATAATGACAATACGAGCAGAAAACTTAAACTTACTGGTGACCAGTTAGCACTTCAAGAATTAGAAAAGAAATTTGATGTTGAACGTGTAGGTCTTTATGCAGCATTGAATCAATCAACTAGCGAAGAAACAAGCATGCGCCTTTTGTCTTTAATTGCCATTAAAGACCAAAATGCTGCGATGGCTGGAGTTATTAAAAAAGCAAACGAAACAGGCAATGCTTTTGGTTCACTTATAGAGGCACTACGCGCAACAGTCCGAACTATGTTAGACAAGATTTCTGTACCATTGTCTGAACTTCAAGTTGCTCTAGGAAACACACCTACTGGCAGTTCTATTATTCCAGAGAACGCTGGTGGTCTAAATCCGCCTAACTATGGAGCATTTGATAGTTCGTTTAATGCTGGCTCATTTAGAATGGGTGAAGAAGCAACCATGCGTGCCTATCAAAACTCAACAAATGTAACTGTAAATGTTAGCGGTTCAATTAGCACAGAACGCGATATTATTGCAGCGATTACTGAAGGAATTTACAACAATCAGGCTGCTGGAATTCCAATCTCTTACACGACTGCGTTTAGATAATGGCATTACCAGCAACCCCAATAGTTAAAATTAACCTTGCGCAAGGTGCTTCATTTGGGCCGCCTTTTGTGCTTGGTACGAGCCAATTAGGTTTTGCTGAATTTTCATCTACACCAACAAACATTGTTGACATTTCAACATCTGTTGTAAAGATTGATACTCGCAAAGAACGTAATCTTCTTCAAGATAGATATACAGCAGGCCAAGCAACTATTAGAGTTGTTGACCCAAATGGTGACTGGAATCCACAAAACACGGCTTCACCTCTGTATCCTAATTTAGTTCCATTACGTCAGGTAACAGTTCAAGCAAATTATTCAGGAACGCTATATCCAATCTTTGCAGGCTATATTGCTGAATATAAGTACACTTATCCAAAAGGTCAGGAAACTGGTTTTGTTGATTTAATTTGTTACGATGCTTTCAGATTGCTTTTTAACAGCCTTATTACAACTGTCACAGGGCAGGCTGCTGGCCAAGACACAGGCACTCGCATCAATAAGATTCTAGACACAGTTCAATGGCCGTCTGCTCAACGCAGTATTGAGATAGGTGACACAACCTGCCAGGCGGACCCTGGCACTAGCAGAAACGCTTTAGAAGCAATCCAAACCGTTGAGTTCACAGAACAAGGCGCTGCCTACATTGATAGAGCAGGTCAATTTGTGTTTAAGGATAGAACCTTTGTATATAACGCTCAATCGGCTAGCCCTACTAAGTTTAACAATAATGGTACAACAGACATAAATTATTCTGGCATCACCTTTGCACATGATGACAAGACTATTGTGAACTCATGCACAGTCACCAGAATTGGCGGCACACCACAGAATTACACAGATTCCACCTCTCAGGGGCAATACTTTTTTCATGGTGTAACTGCAACAGATATGTTAATGCAGACCGACGCTAATGCCCTCTCCTTAGCCACCGCTTATGTCACTACTCGAAAAGACACAACAATCCGCATTGATTCAATCACCTTGGATTTAGTTACCTTGGGCTATACAACTGGAGTTCAAGCCGCTCTGGACCTCGACTATTTTGACACTATGGAAATCACTAACTTTCAGCAAGGGTCAACCAGTATTGTCAAAAAACTGCAATGCCAAGGCATAGCCCATTCAATTACTCCAAACACCTGGTTCACGACATTTGTGACCCAAGAAGCCCTATTGGATGTAAACTATTAACATGAACAGAGGAGATAACTAATGGCTGCTGGATGGCCTACCAAGGTCACTTATGCCGATGGCGATGTATTTGCTGCCGCAGACATAAATGACACAAACGGAACGCTGAACTATATTAACCCAACTTCAGCGACCGACAATCAAGTTCTCACACGCGACAACACTGCTCCTGGGAAAGTCAAGTGGGGTAATTCTCCTGCCAATACTTTGACCACAACAGGTGACCTTTATTACGCGTCTGCCGCTAATACTCCTGCTAGATTGGCTATTGGCTCAACAAATCAAGTCTTAACTGTTGCTGGCGGAGTACCAACATGGGCTGCTGGTTCTAGCACATTTACAAAGATTGGCAGCACAGTCAGTTTCTCGAATGTGGCTTCTCAGGCTTTCGACAATGTGTTTTCATCTACTTACTCAACCTACTGGATTAACATTGAATCGATGTTCGTTGCCACAGCAGGCAGTTCGTGGCAATTACAACTTCGCTATGCAGGCCCTACAACTCAGACTACAGGCTACTATTCAAACAGTTTCAACATGCCTTATACAGGCGGTAACGCTTCAACGCAAGTAAATAACGGAGCGCAAGCAGTTCTGCAAAACAACACAAACGGTAGCGGTAACTCTATTGGTGGCGGTAACTTCTGGTTCTATGGTGTCAATGGGGTAAACAAAGACCCTTATTTTACAGGCAGCATTGTTAACTCTGCTGCTGCATCTGCCGTTCTTTTCAATGGTGGTACATCAGGTTCAGCACGCACTTACACAGGATTCCTGCTTAAAGGCGGAGCAAACATTACAGGTGTAGTTTCAGTATATGGAGTATCTTAATATGACACAGCAAATCGGAATCTATGATTTTGAAACTGGCGAGCAAATTGTCAGAGACATGACTGCTGAAGAAATTGCGGAGCATGAATTGGGAATGGAACTTGATGCGCAAATTCAGCAAGAAGCAGCGTCTAAAGAATCTGAACGCGCTGCGCTATTGAGCAAGTTAGGCATAACAGCAGATGAAGCAAAACTGCTGCTCGGATAATGAAACCAATACTGTGCAAGGCTGGTCAGCAACTTCGTGAGCAAATTGACGATGCTTACGCTGACCGCGAGCGTAAAAGTGATGGCTGGATAGGCGATGCCTCTCATTCCAATCGTAAGAGTGACCACAATCCCGATAAGGCTAACGGAATCGTCAGGGCTATTGATGTGGATAAGGACCTCGACTCACGCCCCAGTACAGGTGCTTATCTTGCCGACCAAATACGTCAATGCGCCAAAAAGGATAAGCGAATTTCATATGTCATCTTCGCAGGAAAAATTGCCTCACGCAGAACGCTTTTCCGTTGGGTTAAATATAAAGGAATCAATTCTCATCACGCTCATATCCATATTAGTTTTACTAAAGAAGGTGACCAGAACGGTCGCTGGTTCGATATCCCGATGCTAGGAGTAAATAGATGAACATGAAAAACCCTCTCGTACTAACTGCTGGTGCGTTTCTTTCTGCTTGGGCTGCAAGCAATTTTGATGTTGACTACCGCGCAATTCTATGGGCGGTGCTAGCAGGCGTATTTGGATATGCCACACCTAAAAAGTAATGTCAGCCCAGGATTGGGCGGCTGTTGTCGCTGTTGCGCTGACCGTTATTGGTTCATTTATTGGTGCTGTGAAATGGTTAGTAAAGCATTACCTCAACGAATTAAAACCAAATTCAGGAAGTTCGATGCGTGACCAAATTACTGCATTGGAAGCGCGTGTTGAAACGATTATTCGTATCCTAGAGAGGTAACAATTATCTCATGGCAAGGAAAGCAACTAAGAAGTTAACGGATGAAGGTTATTCCAAACTAGACGCTTGGGCTATTGGCGTGCATGAAATGTATCGCGCTTTACGCAGAGCAGGCTTTACGGTTGATTTGGCACTTGGCATTGTTACTGAAAAGAACGCATATCCAGATTGGATATTGCCTACGCCTATAAACCCGAACATCCCTGAACCAGACTGGTACGAAGATGAGGATGAATGAAACGAACTATCGTATGGCCCGACTTGCAATGTCCTTACGAGGATGCACATGTTGTACGAAATTTTGAACTATTTGCAAAAGCGTTTAAGCACGACTCTGTCGTTACTATCGGAGATGAGATTGACCTTCCACAAATAAGCCGTTGGAGTGAGTCCACGCCTGGCTGGTATGAACAGACATTAGCCTCTGACCGTGACCACACAGTTGACGTCTTATGGCGCTTGACTCAGTACGCCAAGGAAGCCCATACCATTCGCTCGAATCACACTGACCGTTTGTATAACGTCATCATGAAGAAGATTCCTGCCTTCTTATCTTTGCCAGAATTAAAGTTCGAGAAGTTCCTTAAACTTGATGAACTAGGGATTCAATTTCACAAAGAAGCCTTTCCTATTGCTCGCGGCTGGATAGCCGTTCACGGTGACCTTGGTGGGCTCAATCCTAACCCTGGCATGAGCGCGTTGAACCAAGCCAAAAAGGCAGGCGTATCAACCATTATGGGACACACGCATCGTGCTGGCAGGAGTGCCGTTTCTGAGGCCTACAACGGCTCTGTGAGGCGCGTACTGCACGGAGTTGAGGTAGGACATGCAATGAACGTAAAGGCCGCCAAATACGTTTCTATGCCCAATTGGCAGCAAGCCTTCGCCATCGTCACAGAGATAGGCAAGAATGTCCAGGTTGACCTGATTTATGTGGAAAAGGATGGCACGTTTGTAGTGCATGGTAAGCGCTATGGGCGGCCTCGCTAGCGACATTTTCCCTGTTCGCAGGGATATAGATGTCCAAATGGACGATGCAGAATTGTTACCATTTCGTTATCAAAATAGGCTTGACTCAGCCTGGAATCATGCAACACTAATGCCATAACCAATCGAACGAATTGGGAAAAGGGGCAAAACGTGAATACATTAAATCCAACAAAAGAATGGTCTTGCGCATGCGGTTTCTGTGCTGCAAAACTTTTCAAACAACCTGGTGACATGGACTATTCATTCTTTTTAGGTCACGTCAACGAAACAATTAATTTTTATATGTCACAGGGTCATGATGTAGATGCCTGTTCAAAGGTTGGTGCATAACATGGGCGCAATGAAGGCAGTTTATATGGACATGGCAGAGGACTTCGAAAACCTCAACGAAACCTCGATGCAGTTCAAAGGCAATAACTGGGAAGCACAGGATGGACGCTTTGAAGGTCCAGTCAATTATGACTTGGATTACATCTACTGGTTCGATAACTATGCAACCCTCATGGCAGCACGCACAATCCTTCAGGATTTTGGCAACAGTTATGAAGTTATCTTTGATGATGCCTTAGGCCAATGGTGCTTAATCACCGACTATCAATCAATGTGTTGGAGCAACTAAATGTCACCACTACTCTGTTTTGTATTTGGAATTGTTTTTACATCTATTGGGTATTACATGGGCGTTACAATCGGGCGCGAACAGGGCCATCGTGACGGCTATCTAAGAGGTCGTGCAGTATCACGTCAAGAATTCTGGAGGGAATAATTGAAAGCAACGAAGGCGCTAATTGATGCAATCGACATTATGCAAAATCGTGGTGCAATCTACGGTCATCCAAAAATCAACCAAGGTCGGATATCTGCAAGGTTATCCAATCTATTTGATTTCCCAATCACAGACGCACAGGCTTGTCTTGCAATGGTCGAAGTCAAACTTAGCCGAATCCAAGAAACCCCAAGCCACGTTGATTCATACGTAGATGCAATTGCTTATCTGGCAATAGCGCTCGAACTAGCAACAGAAGAGGATGAACTATATGTTTGATTTGAGTTCGTACGAAGATGTAAACAGCAGGATTCGCCGTTTTCAGGTCGCTTACCCAGTTGGAAGGATTGTTACAGATGTCATTCAATTTAATGCTGAGAAGGGTCATATCCTCGTATCAGCCCAGATTTACCGCGAGCATGAAGATACGCTTCCTGCTGCTGTCGATTACGCTTTTGGAGATGCAAGTACGTTTAATGCTTCGATGCGTAAGTTTTACGTTGAAGATACTGTCACGTCAGCGATTGGCCGAGCATTATCACTTATCCTCGAAACAAAACACAAACCAACAGTTCAAGACATGGCTAGAGTCAAACTCGCAGAACCACAGCCAGAAAAATATATCCCTGTCGTAAAAGAGGATGACCCTTGGACAATCAAAACGGTAGCAATGCCAGTGACTTCAGAACAGGCGGTACAAACTGTGAAAGAGATTATAGGTGGCACGACTGACAAAGACATTCCTAATTGTGGATGTGGTAAGCCACGCATATTGCGCACAGGTACAGCCAAGACTGGCAAGCAATGGGCTGCTTGGGACTGCTGTTACAAATCTAGCAATTACCAGGTAGGCCAACAAAAGCCATGCGACCCTGAACGTATTTGGCTAGAACTAAACGCAAATGGACAATGGCAGCCACAGAAAGTTAGGGCATAACATGGGTGAAATGGTAATCTTTGATGATGGCACAGCAACCGTCATGGGCGGAGAGTTCGAAGAACCGCAGGATATTGTTATCTATTGCAATCTTTGCAATGAACCTCTGGCTATTACTCCAGAGGCTAATGACCAGGTATTTATCACTTGTTTAAAATGTCACGCAGTGAATGGTAAATAATGTGGGAATACTCTTTGACTGCCCATGAAGAAGCAATAGCGGTTCAGGTTGGCTATCACAGGCAAGCAGAGTTCTTTGCTAAGCCTGAAAAGAATGTCAACTACTCAGAGGGTGACTTATGGGAAACATGGCAACACGCTGTGTGCGCAGGGTCAGAACTAGCATTTGCAAGGATGCTTGGATGGGACACATTTATCCCTCATTGGAACAAATTCAAAGAACTTCAGGATTTGCCTAAGTTTGGAGAAATCAGATACACCTTCAATCATTCTAGAGGCATGAGATTTTCAACCAGAGATGATGTTACTGAGCGGTACGTATTAGTTGTTGAAGGTTTAGCCAAAAGAACTAGACGTATTGCACCTAATTACATATCTCATCCTTACAAAGCAGTTGGTTGGGCATGGGGTTATGAGTGCATGAATGATGACTGGAGATATAACGAAACAACTTGGTATGTTCCATTAGACAATCTAAGACCAATGGAAAGTCTGGTATATGCCAAGTCAGCATCGTAAGCATCGTGGCTACGCCACTGAGCGTTTAGTAGCATCATACTTGCAGCAATGGTGGCCAAACGCTAGCGTAGGAAGAGGTCAAGGCAAAGATTGCCTTAATGTTCCGTTCGACATTGAGGTAAAGGCGCGTAACTCACTTGACATCAAAGGGACACTTCGCCAAATCAAAGCACGCACGTCTAAATCGGGGGAATTAGGATTTGCGTGTTTCAGACTCAATGGTATGGGAACAGCATCAGTCGAGGAGTTCGTCTGCATGTTGACATTGGGTGATTTGGTGGAGTTATTACGCAAAGCAGATTATGACCGAATACCTCCAGACATAGATTGGGAAGCAGCGTCAGAACGTTGTAACCAATGTGGTTCATGGAAGATTAAGAACTGGAGATGTAAAGCCTGTGGGAAAGAAGCCGATAATGCCAATGTATGAATACCGTTGTCCTATTTGTAATACACAAATGGAGTTAGAACTATCAATGGACCATGACTTAGTGCGCTGCACTGATTGTGGTGCACAGGCTAATCGTATCTATTCAGTACCAGGTTTAATCTTCAAAGGGAAAGGGTTTTATAGCACAGACAAATAAGAAACGCCGTCCTGACCAGCACTTATAGAAATGGATTTGACATGACCAGTACACTCAGAGGGCTAGAGCACACCAGGTGCTCAGAGCGAACCGTGAAGCGGTTAGTTCGCTCGATAGCAATCGTGTTGGGGGGCGCTCTATGCTTCTCCGTTGTATCAGCAGCAAGTGCGACAAACAACCCAAATAAAAGACTTACTTCAAAAGAATATGCAAAAGGTCAATTAACAGTTAAACACTGGAAATGCTTAGCAACTCTATATGGCAAAGAATCAGCATGGAATTACAAAGCAGTAGGTAATCTCAATGGTAAGCAGAGAGTTTATGGAATACCACAGGGCAAGAGCGAATGGTTAAGAACTGCTAATCCACTACAACAAATAGATTGGGGCCTTCGCTATATAGGCCACAAATACGGATATGTGCGTACAATAGAGGGCATGCAGCCTGATACATGTAAGGCTCTTAAACATTGGAAGCACAGAGGATGGCATTAAGAGGTGATGACCTAAGCACTGGTCATTGGAAGAAGCAAAGGTTGCGTGTGTTAGCACGCGATGGCTACACCTGTGCATATTGTGGTGAGGTAGCAACAGAGGTGGACCACGTAATACCACGCAAAGTTGGTGGTGGTCATGACATGGATAACTTAGTAGCATCATGCCGCGCATGTAATCTACGCAAGGGCGCACGCTCAGAAGGGCTTTTTTTATTCAAGGGTTCTAC